GTTCTAACATATTTATTTTCTTCTAAATATGGAATAAATGGTGTTCTTAAATATAATTTATATATCATATATTATGCCTTACTACAATACATAGTTCCTTTAGAACTAATTAAACATACATATCCTGATGGTGTTTTAGCCCATATAGAACCATTTTTAGCTCTAACTGTCTTTTGGTTAGTATATATAGTGCCTGATTTGTATTGAGCATCAGCACTTTGTTTTGGATTAGTAAAATACTTTTCAGGATGTTTTTTGCAAGTACTTGAACATTCTTTTACTTTTTTAATTCTATATTCAGTACCAGCACCATTTCTTACATATCTTGGTGATATTACTTTATAATCACATCCATCTATTGGTAAATCTTGTTCAAATTCTACATTTGGATAGATATAACCAATTAATGGTAAACCAATACTCCAAGCTGCACCTATTTTAAGTTTTTTAGTCTTAAATATATATTTTTTCCAAGCACTTGATGAATATAATACATATCCATTTAATACATCTTCAACAAATGCAATATGTCCTTTTTTCTTCTTTGGATTACCAAATACAGCAATAGCACCTATTTTTGGTGTAGTACCTACTTTAAATCCTTTTCTTTTAGCTTCTTCATACCAATTATAAGCATTACTTGTAGGTAATTTATCTGATGCATTCATGTCTTGTTGTGCTTCTCTATATCTACAATAGCCATAATCAGTACAATTTCCACCATTGTTAAACATACCAAACCCATTTGTTATAAATGGATCAGGTAATCCATAATATTTGTTGCTTTTTAATGGAGCAACATTTCTTTGATAAAATATCATAATATCCTCCTATTTTTTATCATCTTTGTTTTTATTTACTTGAGTTCCAAAGTAAAATGAAATTATTACAGCAAATATAGTTAAAAATTGTTCACCAGTTATTTGCCCTATTATTGATAAATAAGCAAATACACCTGTAATAATTAATGTAGTAATACTTTTTACATCAATTAATTTTGCTATTCTTTCTTTTAATGTCATGTCTTAATTCACCTCCTTTTTCAACCAATAAAAAATTGGAGTTTTTGCTCCAATTTATCTAACTAAATAAACATATTCAATTTGTTTATTTCTACAATCAAACAAATCATATATACAGCCAAATTTTGAAACTGTAATATGTCCAGGCATTGTTATTAATAGTACATTATCAGGATATAAAGCTGATACTTCACCAACTAACATTGGTTCAATATTTAGTCTTTCATAGTTATCATCTAAATAATCTATGATAAAATTTCTATCATTTAATAATGTACCATATTCTTGTGCTAGATCACTTAATTTATTATATGTATAATCCCAAGTTGAATCTTCAGCCATTGATATTGCTCTAATAGTACAATCATCAGTATATAGATTCAATGGATTTTGATTATGAAATTTATACATTACATTTCGTGTATTCTTTGAGTATATTCTTTAATCATTTGCATTTCTTCAGGTGAAGTAGCTTCAGATTTTAACATACCAAAAAATTCAACAGCACTTTCTAACATATATCTTAAACTATTTAAGGTATCATCTTTGGCATTATAATTTCCACGATTGTATTGTTCTCTTCCATCTTCGTATCTACTATAATTATTGTACATACCATCAATATATTCATGTCCTCTATATTTAGCATCTACTCCCCTTCTATTATATGAATTATTATAACCTCCATTATAATAATCTCTACCATAAGGTTCATATCTACCATTGTAGCCATAATTATTGTTATATCCCATACTATTACTCTCCTTTGCTTTCCAATATTTAACATTAGACATATCTTTATGTATATCTACTAATTTTTCTAATTTATTTATATTATCTATTGTTAATTCATTATTTATTAAACTATCAATAGATTCTTCCATTTTATCAATTACTTTATCACAAAATGATTTTTCATTGTTGGAATCATTATATATGGTGGTTTCAATTTCCGTTTCCATATTTAACTCCTTTCTTTAAGGATTTTGAGTATTTCATTATTTTGTGAGATGATTTTTTCAAAATACTCTTTGTTTTGATGTTGTAACTCTTTCATTAAATCACTATTGTTATAGTCTTTAAATAATATTTCTAAACTTAATACTTGTAATAATAATGATGTAATATCTATTACATTTTTGTTATTCATTTATTAACCAATTTTTTCAATTATTAAGTTAGCATCTTTTATTGTTGGTATTTCAGTTTCAACAGTTGGTGTTACACCACCAATAGCAGCTAATGAACCAATAGCAAGTGCAACATTAACTCTAGGGCATACTTCAATTATTTTATTAAATGATATATTTTGATAATCCCCAGCAGCATCAATTACTGTATCCATTTCAGTTCCTTCTACATCAGAACCTAAAGATGATTTTAATGCTAGTGCTAATGCTCCAGCTGTATCACTTGTAACATTGGCATTAAAAGATATTTTAAATCTACCACCACCAATTATTACAAAATTACTTCCACCTGGCATATATTGTAACCATCCACAACAATTTGCACTTCTACTTTTCACATCTATTGTAGAGAAATTTATATCATCAGTATTAGTAGTCAATACTTGAGGTAGTATTTGAATTGTTTGTATCATATTGTATCTTTCCTTTCTTAATAAATAAAAGAAGATAGTACTTGCCTATCTTCTTTTTTAGAGCAAGTTCCTGTTATCAGGTTAGTAGTTATCTACCCATGCTTTAAATTACATAACATTTGCACCATAGTAGTTGCCACATCCACAGCCATTATTGTTTGGGCATGTAAATATTGGTGTTCTACCATATACTGGTGTACTTGGTACAGGACAGTTTGATAATCTATTATATAGAGCATCAACTTCAGCTTCTTGTCCTAATCTTAATGTAGCTGTTTGGTCTATTTGACTAGCTTGTAAGTCTTTCATTAAGATTTCTCTTTGTAAGTCAGCAATCTTTTCATTTTTAGCATCAATTTTGTCATTACATAATTGATCTAAAATTTTTTGAGTATTAGCTGTTTGATTGATTAAAACATCTTTTAATCCATCAGCTAATGCAGCTCTATCAGCACAGTTTTCACTTAAAATTACTGAATTTAGATTAGCTGTTGCTAATCTATTTTCACAGCAACAATTTGCTAATTGTGAACTTAATCCAAAGATTTGGTTCATATCAGCCATTTGTCTATTAGCTGCTGCAATTTCACTATTGTAGAAACCATTAGATATTGCTGAAGTTATATCAGATGTAGAATTACAAATTTGGTTAGATAATGAATGAATACCATCTCTTACACCTTCAACTTGATTGCTGATGTGTAATGAATTGAATCCATCACTTGTTTGGTTCATAATGTCTTTTTGTCCATTAGATAACCAAGCATAACCATTATCAAAACCAGTGTTACCACCAAAGAAGCCACCATTACCATTATTATTCCATCCACCAAGTAATGCAATAAATAAGATAATCCATAATGCTCCATCACCACCAAAACCACCAAATCCACTATTTCCAAATCCACCCATAACTGGATAAGGATAAGCAAATCCATTGTTGTTGGTTGCTAGATCAACTGTTGGTACTATACCTGAATTACCATTCATATATCTTGCTCCTTTCTAATAATCTATATAAACACTATTTTGTGTTTATACCATTTTGTAATTGTTCCATAACATCATTGTTAAAACCAAATTGTTTAACATAGTTATAAAACGATTCCTTTTGTTCTGGAGTTTTATCCTTTGTTATTTCTTTTATTAATTCCATTGGATTAGTATTATTAGTCATTAAACTTTGAATTTGATTTGCCTTTTGAGGATTTCTCATTTTTAATTGCATTAGAAACATATTTACTATTGGATTGTTCATCTTTAACATTACCTTTCTTTAAATCTTCTATTTGTTGCATTAATACTTCAATTAACATATCTTTGTCATCTTTTTGTATTATTTCTTTCAACTCATAAGATTTAATTTCACCTTTGCTATTTTTTATCCATACAACACTCATATCATTACTAAAATATGGAGTATCACCCATAACAACTTCTTTTTTTACATCATCTATGCTATTTGCATATTTGATAACACCATTAGTTGGTGATATTTGAAAGTTTTGTGTTATTGGTTGTGGCATATATGCTTGAGCTTTTTTCATTTCAAGTTCAGCAATTTGATTGTTAATACTATTAATTCTTTCCAAATTAGATTGATTTGAATATGAATTAACATAAGGATTATTAAACATTTTTAACATCTCAACTTTCTATTAAGTAAATTAAGAAGAGAATATTGGGAGATTTAATAAGTTATTCATCTCTTCTTATATACATTATGCCATTTTTATATATGTCATAAACGACTATATAACGACTATATAACGACATAAAAAAGAAGGTTATTTAACCTTCTCTATCTTTTTAACTATTTTAGATATTTCCCTATCAATAGTTCTAGGATCACAATGTTCTTTTTGTGCCATTTCAACTATTGATAATTCTTTTCTTCTATATTCAATTATCCTTATTTGTCTTTCAGTAAATGTTATTTTAGATAACAATTCTTCTATTTCTTCATTTGTTTTATTTATCTTATACATATTATCCCTTCCTTTGTGGGATAATATAATAAACTAATGCAAATTTAATTCAAGTTTGCAATATATATAAATGTCATAATTTTGTCATAAAATTGTCAGTATTTTGTCAGTAATTAAATAAATAAAAAAAAGACATTAGATAAGATTTATAATCTTTGATCTAATGCCTTCTATTCTTCTATATATTGTTCTTTCATGCCAACCTACTTTATTGCCTATTTCAGAAGCATTATATCCCATTACTAATAATTTAAATATTTCTTTTTCTTTCTTTGGAACATTAAATATAACATTCTTTAATATATAGTCATATTTACTTTTTGACATATTAAACATATCCATCACCTCATTGGTTGGTTATTATAGATATGTTTTAATAATAAGTCAATTATTTTATTCCAATACCTAATTTAATTAATACAAATACAATACTTATAAAACCACTTATAATAGCAGCAGCAATAGTTCTTGAAATCCATTTAATTTTATCTTTAATTTCAAGTATATCTTTTTCATTTTCACTGGATTTTGTTAATGCTGTTCTTGCTTCATCTTTAGTATTTTTATAATCATCTATTTTAGATTCAATTACAGCTAATCTAGTTAATACTTCAGTTTGAAATTCTTTATAATCCATATATACCTCCCAATATAATATTTATAAAGATGTTTAATTAATCGTTCTAATAAATTATCCCCTATTTGTTCTAATATCATAATATCCTCTTAATCTACTACCCAAAATAATTGTGCATATATATATTGCATTGTTGAACCAACATTGCCATAATCATCTTTAATATATA